TTGCGGTTTCCGGTGTTTCGGTCTCCGGTGTTTCGGTCTCCGGTGTTGCGGTTTCCGGTGTTTCGGTCTCCGGTGTTGCGGTTTCCGGTGTTGCGGTTTCCGGTGTTTCGGTTTCCGGTGTTTCGGTATCCGGTGTTTCGGTCTCCGGTGTTGCGGTTTCCGGTGTTTCGGTCTCCGGTGTTTCGGTTTCCGGTGTTTGTATTTTCTTCCATTTTTTCAAAAAAGTGATAAATTATTTTCTGGTAGGGTCTGGATCAGGAGTAGATATTCATCGATTTATTAGAAAATACATTCTAACAAACTCTATTAAGTCACCCAATACTTGTTTGCTTTTATCTTTAGTTGTATCTAAATCATATCTAGCTTTCATAATGTAATGCAGTTCGTCTGTATGGTATCATAACTCATCACCAATCAAGCGTAGAATGAAAAAGTAATATTTTAATTGAGATAGTGTTCTAAGGTCTTTACTAATTGAAATCTGATAGACTCAATCAGGTCTTGACCTTAGGTAGTCGCCAATTCACTGGCTGACTACCTTTCAGTCTTTTATTTCGATAGTGAACTTCATTAGAACACTACTTCATCATTTGAATCTTTAGCGAACGGGTCTCTACCTTCCATTAAAACTTCAAGATTAACTGGTGTAGAATCCGCTTTTTTCTGCATTTCCTCATCGAGTGGTTTTACTACTCAAGGAGTCACGAAATATTTTGTGTTGTCTTTTTCTTTACCTTCTCTTTTGATCTTAAGATCATAAGAAAATATATCTGAGAAATCTTCGTCTTTAGTTAAGTTAATAAGCTGGTCCATAATAGATTTTTGAGTAACCTCCCAGATTTTTACTTCGTTTTCGTCGCAGTCGTAAACTTTGAACGCCCAAAAGTGTTTTGCTGGTTTTTTAGGATCGATACTTGTTTCAGGTTTGTTTTTAGTTCTGATAGGTTTCTGGTTATCCCAGTCTATCCATCATACAACTGATTTAGATAAGATTCTGAGTCTTTTTTGCCCTTCTTTAAGTTTGATGTACTGCCCTTTTGTTTCTTCTGGCATAGTGTAGTCTGATGGTAGGAAGTTTTGCATTGTTTGTAATAGAATTTTATAAAAAGCAGTTTATAGTCATACAGGACTAATTTTTAAATCTTGTAAGCCTCTCAATCAATACCTGCTCAATCATTCAATGATCTTAGAGCTTCTTTGTTGTTGGTGAAGTTCCAATATAGATCATCCATAATCATCTGAGCTGTGTCGTTTCGGTACTCTACAGTGTAGTTTCACTCTGAGTGTCCGAGGTTATTAAAACAGTACTGATGGAGAGCTTCTTCGTTGTACTCCATTCGCATCTGCTTTGATCGACTAGGGTGTCGTCTTCGCATTGAGTAGTCTACTTTTTCTTTCATTGCTTTCAGTTAAGTAAATCATTCTGCTTTTTGATTGCTTTTGTGGTCTCAATATTACTGATCTGGAGATCATCTAGATAAGATAGGATTTTAGGCAGATATTTTTTTGGAATATCTCTACCCGCTTTTTTCCAATGCTCGTAAGTAGTTCTCTCTACTCATAACTCTTTTCACAAAGAGGAAATCGATGACTTTACAACTAAATGATCTGTTAAAATATCAACAACTCTTTTTTTTTCCATTGGTTCCTACTGAGTAAATAAAAGCGTTACATTCTGATACCGAAGAATCAGTAGTCAGAATCAAACCAGTCTTGGTTGCTTTGTTGTGACCATATATTATTTATTTTTTCATAAAAATCAAGCCTTTTTTATACTTTTTTACTTGTTAATTAAATATGGCTTTTCTATCAGTAAATTTTTAACCATATAATCCCATTCAACTATCTTTAGTTCATAATATGATACATCTCTTTTCTGGTTTTTACAATATTGATTTTTACTTAATTTTCTGAGTCTCTCGAAACTAAGACTACCTATTTCTCTTTCTACTTTGTCTGCTCGCTCTTCTCCATAATGGTCAAGTTGTCTCCAGTTACCACCACCAGAGATTGGTCGAATATTGTCTATCTCGAAAGCTAATTGCGGATAGTTGAATTTCGGTCGGAGATGTCATCAATAAGCTTTTGTCCAGTGTACCCTTTCCCCAGTATCCAGCAAAGTAACCATACCATCTTCGTCGGCTCTGAGCATTCTAGCATATTTCTGAACTAATGCGAAAGCTTCTGCCTTTATCTTGCTGATTTTCGATGGTTTTGCTTTGAGTGGTTTTAGTCACTTTTGAGCTCTTATGAAAGTATCAAGTTCTCTCTGTTTCTTTTTTGTAATAGAAGAGAGTTTCTTTTCTGCTTTGATAGATAATTCCTCTTTTTTCTTTTCCAAGGCTAGTTTATTTTTTCTCTGGATAGACAAGCGGTGTTTCTCTATCTGTTTTTGTTTCTTTTCGATTTCTTTTTGGATTTTTTTATCCGCTTTGTATTTGTTTCGTTTTTCTAGTGCTAGCATTTTTTTATTGTTAAATTAAAATTTTCAAAGATTCTTTCTACGACCATATAGTTATTATATCATTCGCTAATGATTTCTAGTAATAGTTCTTTTTTCTTTGCTTCTAGTTTCTCTTTTTCTCTTTGGTGCCTTTTTTTCCAAAAATCTGGGTCTTGTTGAGCTTTAGCTTGTCTATATGCTTTTATATATTCAGTTTGGTTCATTTTCTAGAGATTAAAATTTAAAACTTCTCACTTCGTGCGAGTATTGTTTGACTAGTTCTCAAAGGCTACCGTATTTTTTGGTGAGGTTAAACTTTATTTTTTCTGGGCTCTCGATAGTAGGGTCTCATTTTACAATAGTAGTGTAGAGGGTGTAGTCTTGGACTATTTCGTTTCCCGTATCGAAGAGGTGTTTTATTTTCTTTTGTGTATCGGTCATTTGCTTAAATATGATTTAAAAAAGTTTTTGTTCTGGTGACTGCTCAATAGCAATAGGCTTTCCCTTAATTTCATCGATAACCTCTTGGGTCAAAGGTATGTGCTTTACATATTTTCAGTTTTCGTACAATGTCACCATACTGACTACAATCTCGTTTCAGTAATTTCATTTTTTTAGTTTAGCAACGCTTATCTGGTAATGTTTCATCTTATCAATTATATCAAAGTAAATAGTTTCATTTATCAAATTTTAATCTAGCCGATCCTGTTGCTCAATCCTCGGTATCTTTGTAGAGTATCAATTCTACTATGTTTTTGTCCTCACTCTCTGGGTCTGTATCTCTCCAAAGCTCAAACACCATTGTAGCGTTGTCGATGATCTTTTGATTTCCTCTTATGGCTCACATACCTCAAGGAGAGTACATTTGCTCTTTTTTTTGTGGTTTATTGAGATGGTGTAAAAGCATTATCGGGGCATCCATTTGGTTCACTAGTAGTCTCATTCCTCTCGTAGCTTCCGCTTGTGTATCAAGCTCGTTTTTTTGATCTATGATCTGTCCTAGATTGTCGACAATAAACAATCAATATCATTTCTCTCTGTACTCTTTTATTGTTTTCTCGATAGTTTGATAATCTGGTGACTGGTCGAAAGACACGAAAGTCAATCACTCGATATTAGAAAGTCTTTTGTACTCCTCTATCATTTTATCTTTTTGCTCGACTGAGAATTGTTTTTTCTGTCGTTTCTGCCTAGATACTCAGGCTTTTTTTCTCGCTAGTCTGATGAAAAGGTTCTTTTTAGTCATCTCTAGTGTAATGTAGAGTGTCTTTATACCTTTCTGAGCGTTCTTTTGAGCTATAAAGAAACTAAACTCCGTTTTCCCCATTGACGGGAAGCCAGCCAATACTACTAAATCATTTTTATCGAACACCCCAAGCCAGTCTGGCATATCTATTCATCGAGTGTAGGGAGTGATATAAGTGAAATCAATATTGTCGTTTTCTTTGCTCTCCTTGATGACTAGCTCTTTATCTTCTTTTTTGAAGTCCTCTTTTTTGTAGAAAATTCTTGGGATAAGGTCTTCACAGTTGCTCATAGCTCGTTTATAAATGTCTTTTTCGTCTGCTCTACCGTACCACTTAATCCATTGTATCCAAGTTGGTCATCACTTGTCTGGACTTCCAATTAGTCCATTATTATCTATCCAACACCCGCTTGATTTGTCGTTTACTCGGATTTGTTTTGTTCCGTTAGTATTCTTTCTGAAATCTATTTTTTCAGACGAGATAAGCCAAGATCAAGATAGTCTAGTCAACATCATCTCACAATCCCAAGAAGTCATCACTTCCCAAACATTGCTAGAAGTTATAGATTTTTTGGGAGAAACAGGCTCAGTTCTTTCAGTTGGTGTGTACGGATAAGCCAAAAGCATATCAGACTCTTTGTATAGTTTCGCTGTAGCTCCTCAATCCTCTACTATCTGAACTAGGAACAAGTCATCCTCTGATTTGGTGTGGTAGAATCAAGGTACCCTTAAAACTCTTGATACTTCAATGATTTTTCTATCTCCACCAAAGAAATCAGCGAGTCAGTTCCCTATCTTCTTTCGGTTCTCGATAGTTCAATCCTCAGAAAACCAATAGAGATGATAAGATTTTTTGCTCTCTACGATTAGAGATGGTTTGATTGGACAGTTTTTTATAAGTTCCATTTGCTCAGATTTTGGTTTATCATCAACCTCACAAATCCAAGCGTTGACTTTGGTGGTGTCCGCAATACTTCTTTTCCCAGCATTCATAGAATTGACTGAAAAGAATATCCCGCACCCTTTTTTATTTTCCTCGTCTAGTTTGTCAAAGTCTCGTTTGAGTCAAATCTTTGCTAGTGTGTTGTCTTTCCTTTTCTCGATGTCGTCGAAAATCTGGATAGTACAGTTTTCTAAATCTGGATATAGAACTTGAAACAATGAGAATTGTCACTCTCTTACCTTCCTGCTCATATTGCTTTTTGTTTTAGATAAAATTTTCGTTTCTGGTAAATGTCGCTTGCTTGCTCTCTAGTGAATCCTGAGCGTTGTTGTATCCAGTCTATCTTGGGTCGTCAAGTGGGCGTACTAGCTTCCTTATCCAGGATAGGAAACCAACCTTCAAAATCGTCAAAGGCAGGTAGAATTTCACCGCACTCATCTTCTCGCCTAGCTTCATTGAGCCATCATTGTGGTCGTTTGATAAACTGCTCAGGCGTTTGGTGTAAAGCTATTTCTCTTTTATACTGATCTAGTCATTTCATTATCTGCTCGTGAGTAGCTTTCCCAGATTGGATTATTTTTTCATAAGCTTGCTGAGCTTTTGGTTTTCATTTTCTCTTTGGATAGCTAGACCAAAAAAAATCAAACGCTCATATATTTATATTCTTATCATTCTTAATATTCTTTACATTCTTGTATGTGCTACTTGGTGTCCTCTTCGTGTCCTCTTCGTGTCCTTTTGGTGTCCCACTCGTTTGATATTCATCTCGCTTAATAAAGGTGATAACTGTGTATTTCGTGGTCGTCTCGTGTCCCAATATTCACTCGTCTGATAAAATTTTTATCATACGACTGATTTTGTTTCTATGCACCCCCAACTCCTTGGCTATTTTTCTTTGTCAAATTAGACATTGTCAGGCTTCTAAACTGACTTTTTCTAGTCAAATGAAGAAAGAAGTTTTCTTATGAGTGACAAGCAACAAAATATAAAGGAAAAAACCAAGTAATTCTAAATTAGTAAATATGGGATTATTTCATAATTTCCTATGAACCTTTACTCGTCATTCCATTTTTGTTTTTAAGCAATTAAAAAACCCGAGAGCCTGGAGAGAAACTCGGGTTTTTTGTTGTGTCCCAACCTTGTTATATTACTATAACACCTAGCACACCACTAGGACAACACAACATAAAAGCTTTCTCCAGGCTTTATGATTAACAGCAGTATAATCATTTCTATCGAAAAATCAAGACAAATACAAAAAAAGACCCCCGCTGGTGCGATTGCTCCTCTGATCTAGCTATCATCAGGATCATTGCAAGTTCGTTCGGGGGTACTGTCAACTAGAATATAATTTTCTCTTTTTGAAAAGCAACAAAAAAACCCTCAAAGTATCTATCCCGCTTGGAGCTGGCTTATCAATACTAGGAGAGCTGTGCTTATACCCTCGATGATCTACGAGTAGTGAGGGAAGACTTCTTATTATTAGATTTATTTTTTGGAATTTCAAGGGCTTCTAATATCTCTTTATATTTTTTTTCTCTCTCTAAACCTATTAAAAATGGCTTCTTCTTCTCAGAAAGTTTTTTTTCTGGCTCATCGTCAATGGTGAGTAGATCAAATCAACAAGTCTCTCGGTTAATCATTGTTTTTGAACTTAATGATATGTCAGTGAAATATAGTTTTCTGGCTCTGGTGCTTTTCCTCGTTGAAGAAAACTAAATAGCCTGCTTTTTGGAGTTCCCGTATTTGGTTTATATGAAACCAGCCATCTCAGTCTGATAAAATAAGTCGTTGCTCTTCTATGTCGTCGTAAGGAGCCTCGTTTTTCCTCAGATAAAAACCGTTCTCCATTATGATAGTCGGGTGGAGTAGTCAGTTTTTCTCCGAATAGTCTCTTGTGTACCAGTCAGGGGCTACATTCCCGAAATCTACATCTACACTTCTACCAAGCTTTATTATTTTTCACATTTTTTGTATTGATTTTTATCTAGTAAAAACTATAATAATGGCGTAAATATCATACTTTATGGAAGTGTCATTAAAACAACTCGAAGGGGTTGGTAAGCTTATAAAAGAGATTGAAGTCGCTATCGACTCTCTCAAAGAAGAAAGAGATAGAGCCTTCTTTAACTGGGTTCTCAAAAAGTACATTCTCGAGTTCGAGTCAAAAAAGGAACTCGTCAAGCTCTATGAATACATTGAGCTTAGAAAACAATTTATATCACTATGTGATGTCTCGTGATAGTTAGTTTCCACTATTTTCCCTCCTTATCTAGGAGGGGTTTTTTGTACTGTATAATACTAAACTTGCTACCACATTCTGATTTATCATACCAATCAAAAACCTGATCGAAAGGTATTTTCTCACATAGTACATAAACCATAGTTTGTACTTGCCAATAATGATCGCCTAAAATAACAGTATCTTTTGAATGAAATTTTGGAGACGCTCGTGATTTATTTATCTCTGCTAAAGTATAATCATATCACATATACTTAGAAAATTCTAATGCTACTTTATTCATAATGGTACTATATTGTGTTTTTGTTTTCATAAGCTTAAAAAAAATAAATTACCTGTATATTACCCTTTAGATTTTTTAGATTGATTTTCAATATCTATTAGTTTAAATCTTTTTCTATATCTTTTATCATCTTTAAATTGTATTCTTTTTCTTGCTCACCAGCTACCTATACGAGATATGTCTATTATTTGGTTTATAGCCCTTTCTGCTCATTCTTCATCAAAATTATTAACTCTTACAATCTCTATTCAACTATGTTCTTTATTGTATCTATCATATCTTTCATCTTTTTCTTTTTTCCATTTAGTTTGATGATATCATCAATCTACTTCTACAGCAATTCAATATTGTTTACATCGAAAATCAAAAATCCTTGTTCATCGTTGTTTTTGCCTTCTGAAATGTATTTGATACTTATTTTTTAGTGGTTCTAATTTCTTCATAAATCGTATTTCTGCCTCACAGGTTTTTGATTTAATTTTTTGTTCTTTTAAATTTTTTTTCATAAAATCTGTCCATTTTTTAGTATTTGGTCGATAAGTTCAGTACTGTTCATTATATCACATATTTTTTCATAAAAAAATAAAGACGGCTCCCTGGCTTGTTCACCGTCTTTATTCCTGCCAGGGATTTAAGAACGATGGATTTCATTATAAGAAAAACACAATACAAGTCAAATAAAAAATCTCTCTACCGTAGTAAAGAGGTTTTTTGTTAAATGTAAGATTTTCTTATTTCTTGGTTAGCTTTGTTCAAAATAGTCTTCACATTATCAAGATTAGTGGCTTTCCATAGTGAAGAATTTCACTCTAAAGAAGCTTTTGCTTTCTGGCTGGTAATTGGATCTACTAGTCGTCAAATTACATTAGAATAGTTTGTTGTTCTTAGTCTGATAGCGTTTCCGCCTATCCCATCTCCAGCTTCGTCTTTCGGTGTTGTTGGATTATCTCCAATCCCGTTTTGTTCTATGATAGTGAGGCTCTGATCTGTTGCTGAGTCTACGATTGCCACATGTCCATACTTACCATACTGCCAAAAGATAATAGCTCACTGAGGAGCTATCTTTCAAGCAGAATAAGAAACTTTAGCGTATCACTGAGAAACTCCCACAGAATTAATAAACCAATCTTGAGCGTTCCCAGTTCTACCAAAAGCAATACCATGCACTTCTTTAGCGTAGAACTTGGCTAGATCTACACACTGGTAGCCAAATCATCCATCAAAATCAACTCTTTTACCGAGTCGATTCTTTTTCAGTTCTTCGTGATTCATTTTTTAAATGAAAAGTAAATTAGTCTCTAAACATAGCGTTGATAAGTCCTTCGATTCTTCTTACTGATTCTTTGATAGCTGTCTTTTTTCCTTTCTCCTGTGGAGTGATTTCTGGGTTTTCGAGAGCAGTATTCAAGATAGCAACGATTTCAGCGAGTTTAGTTTTAATGATTTCCATTGTTTTTTAAAAAAGGTGATAAATAGTTTTGTATATTTGATTTCTAAATCAAATCAAGTTTATTCGTGCATTTCGTTTTCTGTTTTTGTCCCGTCTAGGTGCTTGCCTGTCAAGAACCCGATAAGCCCAGAGGTTATTACAAGGACTATATCCTTGAATGTCACTCAGTCAGTCTTATCGTACATAGTCGTCACGGTCGTCGCCAAAATAATCAATGCTAGTAGCAAAGCAATTGGTACTATAGTTGGCATTCTTATTTTGGTCGAGTAGTTGTTTACAGTCATTCTGTTATTTATTGCATAAATTCTCACAAGGGATACCGTCTGAATCTCTATCAAGCCTTGTGATACCCTGATCGAGATAGCTTTTCGCTTCCTCGCAGGTTTTTATTTTTGAGCAAGTGATGCCTGTGAAGTCAAGACGGCTACGGATTTTTTTACTTCTACCATGTCATTTTGGATAGATTGGAGTTGTACCTTAGTGTCGGTGCTCATCTCTTTTGTCGTAGTCTCGATATTAGAAATACGGGTTTGAAGTGAGCCAATCCATACACCTAACCCAATAAGTCAGCCAACTGCTGTCGTACCAGCTACAACTTTGAGATTTTCCAGATCAAGAATTTTTGACATTTTATTTCAACAAATTGGTAAATTAAATTCAGATTATAGTAAGATGAGTCGTTGTACCAATAGGAGCAAATGCAATTAACCCAACTTGAATTGATCACAATATTGTAATTGTAGAGGTATAAGAAACATTAAGAACAACTTGATTTAATGCTTGAGTTTTTAATCAAGTATTATAGGTTGTAGTGCCACTATTCTCTGCTATAGAAGGGAAGGAATCCATTCTACTAAATATAGGAGTTCCGCTAGGTGTATTGTCACTGGTAGGGTAGAAGGTAGCTAATCATCAAGCTGTCGTCACTGCTGTTCCTGTCCAAATCTTTAATCAAGATGTTTTTACTTCATTACGATAGTAAGATATAGAAGAATATGGGTTGAGCGATGCTGATTTCCATCAAGCCCCAGTCCAAATCAACATTACTTGTCAATAGTTCCAGTTTATAACCAAAGAAGAAGCTCAATTGATAGTTTCTGATCCGTTTGGCACAATAGTAATGTTATTAGTCCCAGCATCTCATTTTCAATCTTGGATAATCAATAATGATCCTGTATATCAAGCCACTAGATTTATTGTTGTTGCTGCTCAGACAGTTTTTTCGACTGAAATAATGTTATCTTCATTTGTAACAGTAATAACTCAAGAAGCTGTTATTGTTCTAGTTTTCATTCACATCTGAAAGATGTCGCCAGCTTCAAAGTCTTTCTGGACTCAAGTTACACTATCATAACCTCTAAAAATTATTTCAGACATTTATATTAGATATCAGATTAAATCGAAATCGCAAGTCATTGTCGTAGTAGTAGCAATTGAATTAAGATTGAGTGTTATGTTTTCTCATGCTTGAGCTACGTGAATCACTGAAGATATTATGTTTATCCAAGCTTCACTAGCAGTATCTAATGCTCACATATTATGGTTAGTCATTATGTTATTATATGTTGTAGCATTAGTTCCAAGAGATATCCTTGGACCATTTCCTGTTCAAGTTACCGTATTGATACGAGCATTGATATGGGTAACTACAAACTGTCTTCATACCGGCACGGTTAACATATTTGTTGTACTGATTACTTTAGCATTTATTCCCGTAATTGTTATCCTGGTTAATGTTTCCAAGTTTAAACTAGCTGTTAATGCAGTTGTTGCTCAAGTACCTCAATCTGTAATAGGTATCGTTACTCATAGTTTTCTATATAATTAATCTGCTTGTGATTTTAATAACATCTTATATGTCTAGTAATTAAATCCTCCTGTTTGGAACACTTCGAGATAGTCAGGATTATAAGTGTATTCAATATAGTCTCAGTTTGAACCATCAAGAACAGCGTTCAATCCTCATTCATTTCTAGGCTGTCCTCCTCCTGTACCGTGTACACAAGTGAGAGTTAATCAAGGTGCTGGTCTAAATCTTACTCCATGGTTTGTATTGAAGTTTGCAAAAGTATTGATTGTGTATGTAGGGTTTACACTCGTACAGATAATATCACCATAAAGAAACAAACCATTAAGATCGATATTACCACCAGCAAAGAGGTCAAGATCAAGTGTTCGTTTGAAGTTTGAGAATCATGGAACAGCTCTTCTATTATTATGTATTTCTACTCATCCTGCTCCAATAACGATATTACCAGGAAAAGCACAATTTTCGATCAAACAATCATTCAATACTCCATCAGAAAGAATATCGATATTCCCTACATAGTTTGAAGTCAAATAAGAACCTACTCCAGCTCCAAACAAAGTAACGGTACCATTATTAATAGTTGAGTTAATTAGTGTAGAGGTATCTCGTAGTATAGTGCTAGCGTTGTATAGAGTATTGTCGCTATAGATTGTACTAGCTGTCTTACATTCGATATAACAAGAACCACGAGCAAAAATATTAGTATGGTCGTTATTACTGCTTGTGACAAATACCGTTTGTCCTAATATTTCAGCGTTTCTGAGCGTGTTTGTTCCGAAAGCTTCATAGGAAGCCCCACTTCTAACGATAGCTACATTAGCAAAAGCATCACGAAGAATCATAATTGAAGAATCGCTGATAGTACTACCAGTTGAACCTCAATTTCTAATACTAATACTACTACCACTAGATACTTTATCTAAGAGGCTATATCCAGAACCAGTGACAGCTATAATTGACGACATATCTACAGTAGAGTCAATAGTTCCACTAATAGCTAAAGCCTGAGATGATTGCATTGCTCTAGTCCCTGCTATTGTACCAGTATCACAAACCACCGTTGATGATCTGTCTGAGTAGTTATCAGAAAAAGTAGTTCAAACAGTTGGGTTTACACTAGCGTATCATTCGTTGTTATTGTTTGCGATGAAGAACGGACCACTACCAACACCGATATTGAACTGCTCTGTCCCTACATTGCCAATGACTCCAGTGTTTCCATATCTTACTGAGGTTAGGAAAGAAGCCAGAGAAGAAAAATTTAGAAAAAAGTCGTAAACATTTCTTCTTACATCAGTTATCTTGTAGATCAAATCTAAAGGCAAGTCGTATTCTACCAGAATACTCTCTTCTACTGTGTTTTCGTACTCATTAGCAGCTATAACCATTGAACCATATCCAGTAAAAGTTGTTATAGTCACTCATCGGAGTATCATATCTCTTCTATCTGAAATCTGGTATGGTTTCCCTACTACTACTGTCGCTGTTGCAATAAGATTGAGAGCATCAGCATAAGTAATAACCTCAACTTTGACTTGGTTAAGCTGGTTTACAGTTGTTACATCTTGAGGATTTACACCATCCGTTACATTGTTTCAAGCGTTTGAGATAGGTATGTATGGACCTCAAGGTAGTGTTCCAATATCATCCTCGTCTACTAATCCATCTTTAGTTCTTAAGTTTGGTGAGAATTTTACCATTTTTTATTTTATACATAAGTTAAAGAAGCTCTATTGTCAAATATGAACTCATAATTCTGGCTAACCTTTCAAGAAGTAAGTCAAATAGGTCTAAATCTTTCTTCTATTCCTGTAGCGGTATCTTTGATATACTGCTCTATGTACCATACTGGATCAGATTTCAAGGGGGCTGCATCAAGAGAGTAGAAAGCTCTACATATATATGTTGTTGTAACTGTACCAACTGTTGATTTATCAATTACTAATTTACCATCAAAGTCTATTGGCTCTACATTTGTACGAATCATTGTAATGTTTGTATAAATTAAATCTTTGTTTGTCGAACATTATGATTAAGTCACTGTACTCATTCACTATACCATTGGTTTTCTCATCTTCCTTCCTGTAAATTCATAATTTTTTGGAAATACGAATCATAATAAGGTCGAATATTTTCCAAAGAGTATTGTTCTCATGCTTTTCTACAGATATTTCTATCTATTTTTCATTCTAAGATTGACTCAACTGAAGTTGTATAATCGCTGAAGTGTCTACATCTATAACCTGTGATTCAATGTTTATTTGTTTCATTAAATACTCAATTATCAGAAGTAATAAGCGGAGTTCATGATAGTAAAGCTTCTATTTGTACTCCACCAAAAGGTTCTATGTATAGAGTAGGTACAAATAGTCATAAAGCATTTCTCATAAGTTCACTTCTTTCTTTAACTCATACCCATCAGATATGCTCTATCATGCTAACATCTTTTCATTCTTTTCTCATCCTGTCTAGGTGCTCGTCTACTACTTGTTTTGACTGACCTGCTAATTTTAGCTTTAGTCATTTTCTTTGGCAAACATCAATAGCAATTCCTCGTCATTTATCTCGGGAAGGTCTGCCGACAAAAGCAAAATAATCGGACGGTTTATCATTAAAAACAAAATCTTTAAGATCAAAATAATTTGGTATCACAGTATCGTAATCACTAGGACATATAGACTGATTTCTAGCTTGTTGATTATTATTCCATTCAGCTCTTACTTGATCCTGTCAATAATGATTATACATCCAAGCGTAACTTTCAAATACTCTGAAACAGTCTTGCATTGATTGTGGATAACCTATTCACATTTCTATTGCTGGTAGATTTGTAGCTCTCTTTATCGGCTCATGAGCATATCCATAAGAAATAAGCAATATATCTTTACCAGTTCTTCTTTCTTGGATAGCTTTTGAGGTGTTTTCACAATAAATCCTCCATCATTCTGGATTTGTAGAATCGTAGAGAGATCACTTATGATCTTTTGGGTATATTCTATTAAAATCTTCCTTACTGAAAGTCTCTACATCCACCTCTCATCATTCCGTACCATATAAAATAACATTATATCAGGCTTCTTTCATCATTTTATACATGTTTAGTATTTTTTGAGTGAAGGCACAACTACAATAGTCTTTATTAACTAGGGCATGAGGGAGAGATAAGAGATGGAATGTATAGAGTTCTTTCATTATTGTAAAGGATAGATTATAAAATATTAACACATTTTACCACTTTTTGCTCCTTTTGTTTTCACATAGGTAGCTTTTCCTGTCATTGTTTTCACTTTCATAGGTTTAGAAGAACTTTTAGGCGCCACTTTTTTTACTGTAATTGTTTTTTTCATTGATATTTAAGAAGATAATAAAACTTAGAATAATCTAATTGAATGATTGGCAGATATGGTAGCAAAGAAAGCGTTTTTTGTAGCTATGATATTTCATCCACTACTTCAGACAATTGCTATTTGAGTATTTGTAAGATCATATAAAATATAGTTTACGCCTGTGTAATTTAGAATTCATAAATCGTTAACTAATGATAATGCAACCGTTCATCCAGTTCCTGTTATAGTGTCTACATAGGTAAAAGCTCAAGCAGATTCAGAGAATCTAATGTAATCAGTAGCCGCTCATCCTGTATCTCTGAAATATCGTAATCAGTTTATATCGATACCTCTAAAATCAAGACTAGTTATAATCACATATCCTGACATCGACAAGGCTACCTGGTTTCCTACATTAGTTAAGTCTTGAGTTGCTACTCACCTCCATTGAGTCGCAAAACTCGCAAAAGCATTTGTTGCAGAAAAACTATAAATATATCCTCATCTTACCGTCCCATAAGTCACCTGATTATTTCCTGCTACTGATCTAGTAAGCCCAACAAGATTAGAAGAAAAAGCAGAGTTATTGAAATAATTGATGTCGTCAGTATATTGAGGATTGAAAGTATTAGCTATAATAAAGCTTTCTGGGGCATAGTCAGGAGGATATAAAAAAGTAATGGGATTTATAGGATTAAATGAAGATCAAGTTGCTCATTGAGGACCAGTGGCTCAAGTTGCTCCTACAGCTCCAGCGATCCCAGATGGTCACTGTGGTCCTGTTGCACCAGTTGCTCAAGAACTTCCTGATCCTCAGGTAGGTCCCTGTACTCCAGTTGCCCCAGTAGCGCCTGTAGTTCAAGAACCAGCTGGTCAAGTAGCTCCTGTTACACCCGTTGCTCCTGTAGCTCCGTTTGCACCAGTTCATCCACTAGTACCTGCTGGCCCTTGAGGCCCAGTTGCTCCTGTCGCTCCTGTTGGTCATGTTGATCCTGTTAAACCAGTTGATCATTGTGGACCACCTGCTCATGCTGGTCATGCTCATAATCAAAATTTATTGATTGTTACCTCTCATTCTGTTGGTGATAGTATACTTTCAAGTCTAAACTGACCTGTAGTAGTATTATAAGTACTAACATCAAGATTTTGTGATACATCCATATTGAAGTATCATCAAACCATTGTATCAATTAAAGTACCATTTACTGCTGACAATGAATAACTATTGCTATATTTTATAGGGCTATAAGAAACAGTTTCTTTGCGAGCTGTTTGATTGTCAGACGCAAAAGTATTGGTGGTTAAAGAAACTCATTCAAGATTTGATGCTGGTCCTGCTTTTAGGATAAATCATCCAGACAATTCTACAAAATCACCAGTTTCTATAGCTAGACTGTTCTGAGCTATCTTATTAAAAGCCCATTGTTCATAAGCATTGTTTTGATGGTTATTAGCTTTTCATGCCATTTTTTTAAGTATTTAGTGTTAAATATTCGTCTAGTTCTTCGTTTGATTTTTCGATCCATACTTCAATACTTTTATCAAAATCTGGATTATTTTTATTTAGATCAAATATTTTTTCTATTTTTAACATCTGATCTACTTGTAATCTTACATATTCTTCGATTTCTTCTGGAGTACGATCTGATCTTTCTTTATAATAAGCCATTTAGATACGGTTAATAATAAATTAGTTATGTATTTTCCTCATCCACATTTTAGATCAAGCATAGAATCACAATCACGAGAACTGGAACATGCTTGGACCTTTTACTACTACATCTCAATTGGTTGCGGTTGCACATGAAGAAGTAGATACGCAATATATTCTGTCTCCAGAATTCAAATCTATGAGAGCAGTAGCGCTTAATGTATATGTTCTAATAGAATTATTAGTAAACTGATCTTCTCATTTATCATCACATATACCTGTTTTAAGATAATTAACAGTTCACAGATTATTTGTCACAACTAATAGATTTCTTACAGCAGTTACTCAGTTGTTTCCAGCGTTATCCTGTGTTACTGTTTTTATTTCTTGCGATACTTCAAATGTACCAGCTGATATTGTCTGCATGTATCATAATCCTCATACCGACATACTACCATTCCCAATAAAATTAGAGAAAGTTACAAATACTGCTGCTTCACTAGATCACGGTACTGAATATACCTGGTCACTTCCCTTAAAATATTCTACATATTCATCAGTAAAGTCTCCAGCTACTCATTGTGGACCCTGCGGTCCTGTTGCACCAGTAGAACCTACTCATGCTGGACCAGTTGCTCCTGTAGCTCATGCTCCAGTAGCTCCCGTTGCACCAGTTGCTCATCCTGGAGATCATGGTAATCATGATGGACCAGTTGCTCACTGTTGGGCTAGTATACTCCAAAAAGCATTTACTCAAGATGGATATGGAGGTGGAGTGTTATTTATGTTTCCGTTTTGGAGAGATACATAAGCGTTTCAATTATAGAATATAGCATCATCAATATCATAGCTAGTGGCTCAGCTCCAAGTTCATTCTCGTTGTAATCATTTCAAACCAGTGGCTCAAGTTGCTCCTACAGCTCCAGCGGTCCCAGATGGTCACTGTGGTCAAGTAGCTCCTGTCGATGCTACTGGTCAAGTAGCTCCAGTAGGTCATTGAATTCCTGTTGCTCCGTTTACCCCTGTCGCTCAAGTGATACCAGTTGATCATTGTGGACCAGTAAATCCAGTTGGTCACATTGCTCCAGCTGGTCATCAAAAAGTTGTAATAATTCTTACTAGGGCTTTGGTTCATCCTGCTATAATCTCTTCTAGTCTGAGCTGTCCCTGTGTAGCACTTGCTGTAGATGCATCAAGTTTCTGGTCAAGATCTATCATAAAAAAATTTCATACCTGGTTTTGGTTTACTACTCAATTGCTTACATTCACTTCGTAGAGATCAACCGCTCTTGATATTCTGTATAGTATAACTCCCTGGGCATTTGTTTGGTTATCGAATGGATAAACAGCTGATGTCTCAGATACTCACTCGATAGGATCAAATGGTCAAGCAAGATAAATAAATCCATTAAAAAGTTTTAGAAAATTTCCCGATTCTACAATCAAAGAATTTGAAGCAATCTTGCCTTCAAAGTGGTTGTCGTAACTATTAGATTGTTCGATATTAGCTTTGTCTACCATTCTTTTTTTTAGGTATTGTATTAAATTTTGCTGGTATTTTCTGATATGTAGGTTTATATGGTTTAAGTGTAGCTCAAGGTACTTTTGGTGCCTTTTTGATCTTTTCTACTACCTTTTGTCAAAAGAATTCCATCCTGTTTTTTTAATTATAAAAAAGCCACGAATTGAATCAATTCAGTGGTAAAGGCACAGAAAGAGAAGGTAAACACGCAGAGTCCTTTACGCCCTGCGTATTTTTATGGCGATCAACCAACCTTTATTTGTATATAACTGATTATTTATTTTTTTCAATAGATTATTTAGTTTTTTTAATAGCTATTTTAAAAGAGCTAACGTATCGTGTCTTTTAAAATTAGTTTTTGAGTTTCAAAAATCTTTAAACTTTATCGAATCATATCAATTTTTCTTAAGTTCTGCTATTACATCAGGTACTTCCAACATATCATAAATTGGATTATTAAAAGAATCTTTTTGTTGTAATGCTTTTTCTACAAATTCTATTGGGTATCAACTCTTCTCTAATAATATTCTTGATATTTTGGGATTTGGATTAGTGAAATCGGCAATTTGTTTTACCTTTAACTTTTGTTTTGTGACATTATTTCAGTATTGTTTAGCCGACTTCTCATCAAAAGCATAGTAATCATTAGAAAATTTTTTATTGTCTCATGGAGTCACTGCTTTATACACCTCTATAAAACCATCTTTAGTTATAGGTTATTTATTATTTGTTTTATTTGCTTCTTCTCGGATTTGTTTGAGTTGTGAAGTTTTTGGAGAATAACTAAATGTACTTTCCATAGCAACTGACGGTAATGTTTCAACGTCAATTGGGAATCTTAAATCTGATACTTTAGCTTTATAAGAATAAACTTTTCATCAATTCTGTTTTTTAATATCATTTGCATATATTTTATCTGTTGTTATCCAGTCTCCATCATTTAATCATTCTTTAGGAGATGCTCTATATATTGTAATTTCCATATCTGGATTTCATTGTAATTTCTCCAATTTTTTTAATCACTTTATTGTATCATTATTTAAATATCCTCTTCTAGCTCTTATTTGTTCTTTTAATTTTGAGACATCAATCTTATCTGCTGTATAACTGTCACTAAGTTTTAATTGGTGTGCTGATCTGTAAGACTGTTTTTCTAATTTACTATCAATAAACTCCTCAGCACTCTTATACTTTCTAGCTTCTTTATAAAGAGGTTCTAGTTGTTTATTAGCTAGCTGATCTTTGCTATATTTTTCTTTAAAAGCATTATATTTTTTCTCATAACTACTTCAGAATTTTCTTGCATTAACTAGATCTAAAAACTCTGACATATCTTCTGGTTTTATATCTGACTGTTTGATTCAAATATCGTCTAGTAGATTGCTAGTATTTAATCATTTTCTGTCTCAAAACTCACTAATAGACTTTCTTTTATCTGTGTTTATGGTATCTTTCTTGCTTGATAATGATTCTTTATCTAGGTTTTTTATTAGATCTATTACACTTTCTTTTTTCTTGTAAATATCTATTTCACTTCTACGATATTTCTGTCATCAGATTTCAAATATTTCTCTTCATCTATCCATAGATACAGATTGTATATCTCACTTATTTGTTGTGTATGTATCTTTGTAATTTCTACTTGGTATAGATTCGTTTACTGGTAATTTATCATAATCTCTTGTCAATTTTTCTAAACGCTTTTTATTTGTCTCAAATTCTTGTTTTTTTTGATCTTCTATAGATTTCTGTTTATCTGATTTGATCTTGTTTTCTTTTTTAATGTTTTCTATATCAAGGTTTCTTAAATTATTAGGTTTTCATGTTTCTATAGATGGATTTCTTTTTTCTATGATGTTTTTAGTCAAAGGAGTTGGTATTATAGGAGCTTTAACTTGAGGTTTCCCTCAAGGAGCTATTATAGTTGGCTGTTGTGGTTTATATGGTAGTCCTAGTCTTGGAGCATTCGATTTACTACCATTATTGTCAGTAGTAATACTAAAGCCACGGGTTGTATCGCGAGGAGTAATAGGATTGCCCCTGCTCATATTAGTCGGTACATTTTTTTCTTTATTTAAATTATAAAGTCATTGTGATATTATTGGTATTGCTTTATCTAGGGATTTTTTTCATAAAATCACAGCTGTAGCTGTTACTGGGTCCTGTCATAGAATAGCGCCTATTCCTATATCTTGAATAGAAATAGTGTTATTTTTCTTTCACTGTGAATTTGATCTTAGTAGTCAATTGCGAATGGTAATAGCATTTCTTAGGTCTTTATTCATAGATCAAATATCTATTCAGTTTTCTTTAGCTACATTCTCTATTTGGTCTCATACTTCTCTTCTTCGTCAAGCAATAATATCATCTTCTGTTCAGTCGACTCTTCATTGACTATCAAATATCTTCTTTCCCACTATTCTATCGAAATCCCTCTTAATGTCAAGCAATTCTTTTGGTGTATAGTCTTTTTGTTGTGAAAGTTCATCAAGTTTCTGTAGATATTCTGGCATTTCCCTTTCGATTATTTTACTTTTTCTCATTTCCTCGGACATTGTTTGTAGCATTTTCTTTGCGTTTTCTGATTCTAACTTTATTTTTGATGGGATATTCTTAATAGCTTCTGTTACTTTTCAATAGTTGTCGTCAGCTATTTTTGCTAAAGAAGTTATTTGATCTTCTTTAGATAATCATCATAGTTTTTTCTCAGCCATGAATTCTCCAGCAGAAATACCAGTCTGTTCCACTCTAGCTCTTTCTTTTGGCGTCAATTTTAAATCATTTTCAATGTTTTTTACTGGTATGTTTCTAGTGAAGATTTGTTTTCATTTTTCTAATATATTTGATTTATTATAAATATCAGTTGCTGTTTTTAATGGAGAAGTAGCTTTAACTGCTAAATCAGTTGCTTTTCATAATACTGGAAGTCATTTAGTCGCGTCTGTAAGTTTATTTAATCATGCTGGGATTGCTTTATTCATTCAAGCGCTACTAATAGTATCGGCTATTTTTGCTATTTTAGATAGTTTTCATACTTTTCACACCTTACCAGTTAATGATGCTGCTTTTACTCAAGCTCCTGCACCTGCTGAAACAATAGTTAATAAATCAGAGACTATACCAGCTGGATCTGTTTTTGCATAATTTTGAAATCAATCTAATGATCAGTATTTATCAACAAAGAAGTTTCATAAAGCTTTTCTTCAATCCTCAGATCATACTAATTCTGTTATTCAAGATACTGTATCATAAGGATTAGTTATAGCAGACGCTGTAGATGTAGCAAGCTTTAAAACTGATGGGATTGCATTGACTGCAAAATCTTTAATCCAATTAAGAGTTCAATCTCAAGAATTTGAAGTTGGTATACTTTGTACCATTCTATCTATTGCTGATACTCAAGCTCAAATAGGGTTTATAAGCGTATCAAGAGTAGATCACTCAGAAGCATCAGATAAAAGTCATTTTATTCATCATCAAGTTGTTGTTTGGACCAAAAATCAAGAAGTTTTTAATCAGTTTTCAAGCTCATTTTTATCTATTCATAAAATATTTGAGTATTGTTCTATTTGTGTTGGAGTTATGGCTTTGTTATTTTTTATCTGTTCTAGTTCTGTCACATCAAATCAAACATCTTGCAATTGTAATTTCAATTGCTCTTTCTCTTGATTTGTTTGCTCTTGTAATTGATCTGTAGCCATTTTTTCCTGTTTTTGTTGTCTAGCTATCTGTCACATTTGCTCTATCTCTCTGTCTATGTCTCCATTCTTCATCAAAGCTCTCAATCATCAAAATCATCATCCGAAAGATGGTAATTGGACACTGCTTGTGTCAATTTGTGGTTGACTAGTTTGAGGAGTAGATGTATAGATCTGTTTAGTAGGATCTATAGACTGGTTTTGTTGTGGTTTGAATGGGGTCGGTAACTTTCAAAGATTACCGAGAGGATTGTTAGTTATCGGCATTATTTACTCATATATTGTAAAAATAATTGCAAAGCCTGTTGACTTCAACCACTTTGAGAATTTCCATGATTACTAGAAGGATCTATTCTTTTGATACCATACTGCATTGCTTTCCCATTGATTGTATTGTTGAATTTCTTTTTAGCGTTTTTTAGCTGTGTTATTATAGCATCTTTTCATTGTATGGTAGCTGAAAAATCAGCTGGATTTGGTAATATATTTTGCATCAAACGCAAATCTTCTCAATTAAGAACTCAAAGATTATATATTTCTTTCGCCAGCAACGCTAGATTATTTATATCCTGAGTTAATTCTCTTCCTCTTCCAAAATATCATTGGATCTCAACACCTCCTTGTTCTACCTTATTGATTACATCATCTAGTTGCGAATCGAAAGTTCAGACCTGTTCTATACTTGTATCTAGTTTATCTCTTTTTGCTGGGCTGATATTTATAAATGATGTTGGATTTGAAATCTCAAATCATTTCATTGCATATTCATCTTGTTTTAAAGAAGTGTATCACTCTTCTGCCATAGATGTAAATTGGTCTATTGTCAATCACATTTTTTCTAATTGAGAATTTGTTGGTAATTTCTCATTCTCTACATAGGATCTAAATAACGGTTGGTAGTATGAAGGTATTTTGTTTTCAGATGTCTGAGGCTGTTGTCATCATTGTCACAATAATATTCTTCTTTGATCATCCATAGATTGATAAGCTTTTACTGCTTTGCTTCAAGCTCTCTCTGGTGGGTATGCTGTGATATCCAAATGGACTCAGCTATTGCCTCATTTTTTAGGATCATAGCTAGTCACTCAACTTCTACCCATAAGCCCGATTTGTTGTCCTGCTTGTACTGTTTTTCATACCATATCCTGTCATCGGCTCATTGTTCAATCTCAAATACCATTAAGATGGTTATATCTTATTATGTTTCAATCTTCTCCTTGAATTTCAATATATCTATTTGCTGGATATGTTTTTCAATTCATTGTCACTGGTGTATCAGTACCAAATCTGATGATTTTACCTCATTTTTGAGCTAATATAGGATCGTTTAATGCTCCAGCAATGTCAAATCATCACATACCACCAAATGTCTTACCTTCGGTTGTTATTTGTCATGGTGTGTAGAATCAATTTTCTTCCGCTCTTTGTCATACTAATGACTTTTGTGGTGTAGGTTGATACATTCCTTGCTGAGATAAGAAATCCTGAGCCGCTGATTGTCAAAATATATCTCAAATCGCTTTTGCTCTATTCAATGTCATAGCGTTTAGATCTTGATACATAGCAAACTGGTCTTTATAGAGTTGTCATTTAGCAGAATCAGTATCTGCGTATAGTTTTCTAAGAGCATTATATGCGTTTTCAGATGAAAGTCACCATTTCTGATCTATTTCTTGGATAGCAGCCAATCATTGTAGTTTGATTTTATTGAACTCACTCTCTGCTACATCTTTGATTCTTGTAACATTTGTTGTATAATCTTCTAACATCCTGTCTTTTACCTTTAATGTATCAGCGTTTTCTCGATCAGCAGTCTGTTTTAGAGTATCCATTACTCTATTGGCATTATCTTTGATGTTTTCTATTCACATTTGAAACCCACTAGATAATCACTGTTGGCTTAATGCTCACATTTTTCCTAAAGCGCTTGTACTTTCTGTCATTTCTCTTGTAATGTCATCTAGGTGTTGAGTTAGTAGCATTTTAGCTCTCTCTGTCTTTGTATTGATGTCCTCCAAATTTCTCTGTTTCTGAAGCTCGAAATCTGATAATTTTTGCTGAAAAGGTTTGTTTGCCTCAAAAGCAGTCCTTTCGTTCAACTTCAAATCTTTGTAGATATCTCCTCTAATTACTTTGTTTACTTCTTCGGGAGTTAGTCAAGTGTTCCTAGAGATCAAAAGAGGGTCATTTATTCCTTGTTCAAACTGTTTTGTAACAGCACTTACTTTTTCATTGATAAGATCAAGGTTTTCATACTGAGAATTCTGTTGTGCTTTTTGAAATCATAACTGTCAACTAACTTTTTGGTAAGCTTTGATGATATCTTCTTGTGCTAGAGACTGCTGATTTCATAACGCTCATAGTTGTTGTTGAAGATATTGATCTGGATTAAAAATAGAATTGTTAGATGTTTGCTGAGATGGTAGAACAGCATTTGGCTGAATTCAAGGTTTTGGTGTTGTGACAGGAGCCTTTATTCTACCTCCTCAATTTCCTATGCCAGCAAGTCCACTCAATGGATTTGTAACTGTTGTTGTATTGGTATTTTGTAGTCAATTTTCGACTTGGTTATTTGGATTGTTTGGATTATCCAAATAATTATCAGGCGTAGTTGTCTGATAGTTACCACCTGATCACTGAAGAGATCAGAATATATTTTGGAGAGGAGTTTTTTTAGCCATTTTATTGTTTTATTATTTCTAAAGCTTGTCACTCAATTCATACGGAGCTATTGGTCTCACAAAAAATGATAAAGAATCCAAATAAAATCATGGACTAAATCATGGAGTAACACTAGCTGTGATTTTTAATCTGATTTTTTTTCATTTAGCTCTAACTTGTCATTCATCAAAGACAAATTCAAAGGGATATAGAGCAAAAGATGAAGATATGTCAGGTCATCATATGTTGATCGCGTTAGGATCAGAAATGTCAGAGAAAGATGCACTTTGGTTCATTACTAGAGCCCCATCTACATATAATTTGAAATTAAGAGTGGTATATTGGTTTATTCCACCAGCAATAGTAAATCATCTAAACTGTTTTACTCTGTTTGGTTGTCAGAATGATATATTTGGACTATCTCGTTCATAAGGAGGGATTCAAGGAGTTCCAGTGACATCTAATCATCAGAAATCATCTTCATATATTGTAACACTAGTAGCGTCTCAAGCATAAAGAGCATAGTTTCAACTACTGTCAATACCAGTAGTCATTGATGAGTAGTTTTTATTGTCATCTACCAAAAAACAGTCGTTCTCTAAATCATAAATCAAACAAATATTGTTTACTGACGATCAGATAGTTCTCAAATGCCATCTTACCGTATTATCTGTTTTGCAATATATTCAGAAAGCAGAATCACTAAAAGTATTATCTATTTCTCACATAAATCATGCAATACTCTGATAAATTCTATCAGTTAGATCTCATACAGCTGGGTCTACTATTCAAGGAACAAATCAAATAGTTCTTACTTTTAAAGATCTGGTTAAGTAGAAAATTTTATTGCCTGCTGATACTATACAATCGTTATTCATAACTTGATCTCAATCTGCTATTGGTTGAGTGAATAGAGTAACAATTCATCATACATTTGTTGCGCTAGATCTTCCCAATATCTCTATTGTGTCCTTACAAAAAATATAGAGATTGTTAGTGTTTGCTTTTATTCCTAGAATATCGCTAGTCATTGCTCTATTTTCAGCTGAGTCGCTGTTTCTAGGTATTAAAGAATTCCATTTATAACATGTTGTATACTCTGGTTGGTTTGTAATTAGATTTACTTTTACTGGTTGTGATATATATAATACATTTCTATATCAAGTTGCATTTCATGCAAAAAAAGTGAAACCAGTGAAACTATCTCCTATATAAGGATTCAAAGGACAATCATACGCTCAAGCTCACCCTAAGAAAGGCATGAGAGTATCAGGTACCTGGAAAAAACTAAGAGTATTGCTCTCTCGAACCCAAGGGTTACCTACTCATGTCAAAATAATAAGCACTGGTCAGTATACTATAAAGTTTACTGGTCAAGTATATCAAATATTTCCTATTATACCAAAAAGACTACACAAATTTCATCATGATACAAAATATAATTGATCTACATATACCATTCATTGAACTGGTCAAGCAATAGCAGGAGATCATATTATTCTGTTTCATTTTCTGATAGTGTTAGCTCAGTTCTGGATTCTTGCATTTCTAATCCATCACGCAAAAAACTGAGGGATTTTATTCCTTCAGATATCTTGGACTAGCCCTTTTTCAAAAGCTTTATCGATTTGAATTTCTTTGGTTCCTTGTGCTACCATTGATAATTTCATCAATTAAAACCTCTAGCTCAATAGTATTGATTTCATCTATTATAATCAACTTTATCTCTAAACTGTTTATTGAAATCCTTATATTTGCTATAAAACATTTGGAGTTTACTATATCCTAATTGTAATTTAGCTTGCGCATCTCAGATCTCTTCTGTCTCATACAAAAGTTCTCCAGCTACTAATGGAGCTATTACTGAAACTCAGTATTGTCATGGTATAATAGTAGTATCAGATCATGATGATAGTGTATTTGGTATTTTATAATATTCAAACCAGTAAGTAGGAAATACTGTAGTGTTTTGATAAGTCACTCATGGTATATATACAAAGTTATTCTCAGTCGACTGAGTATCTGGTAAGATAGAGAAATAAGCGCTAGCGCTTGTATCAAATTTATTATCCATATTAGGAAACTCTCTGCTTTGATTTCATTGTAGTATCCTAACAAGTCTAAAGCTTCTATCTACATCAGCTGGTACCAAATAAACTTGTTCTACCAATGTTCATTCTGGGAAATTACCAATAATACCAGTCGTTGTCACTAATGCGGTTGGATTTGTAGAAGTATAGTTGAAAATGTTTCATCAAATAATAGCATATCATGAAGATGAGAAGTTTGTGGTATCAACAGATACAAAAGTGTCTCCAGCAGTTACTGCTGAAGTTGTAGGAGATCATGGTTTTCTTTCTATGAACATTTTATTTCTTAGAAATCTTAGATCTCATGCTTTGTAAATTACATTATTAGCTGAGGTGCTTCTTAGAATATCTTTATATTCTCATGAGCATACCCTAGTAATTACATCGTTAATCTTTGGTATTACTCTTGACGCAGAATTATAAGTACCACTTATCTGGCTTTCTCATAAGAGGAAAAAAACTTCTGTCTGTATTTCCGTTAGGGTGTTTGCCATTAAGTAATATTTATCTTATAAATTATTGTATAATACCTGCTTCTTGTGCTTTTTTGATAAGTGTATCATCGCTCTTAATTAAGTGAGCTCCTTTGATTCCTTTTTCTTTTAAAGCTTGTATAATTACCTCTCTTGTAAGAGTAGGTTTATTTTGACTATTTTGAACTTCTTTATCTTGTTTAGGTTCTTCTTTTGGTGTTTCAAAAGTAGGAGTTGTTTTTCTGACTGGAGTAGCTTCTTTATAAGCAGTTTTTAATCTATATGCTTCAGCAGCTTCCCAGCTAGATTTTGCTAGCATAGATCGATACTTATGGTTATAGGTAAATGTAGGATTTAGCTCGCTAGTAGTTCTCATTTCTTTTTGTAAAGGATAAAATACTTAATTAGAGAGACAACTTTCGCTGTCCCTCCATTAAAGACTTTAGGCGTTAGATAGTGTTCCATCTCCTTTAGAACCAAAGATTCCTGCTTCTGCTCCGAAATGATCAACAGCAAATCCAAGTCTTGCATCGATAACAAATCCGTCAGTGTCATTGTTAAGATAATTCTTGATTTCTGGATCATAAAGAGAAATAGTTTTGAATCCTTTGCTTGTTTGTAGGTATCTAGGATTAGTCAAAAACCAAGTTGCCTCAGTTCCAATAGCTTGTCCATTAGTATCTACATCTCCAAGTCGTGGTATTTCAACGATCTCTACTAGATTTCCCATAAATGAGAACTGGTTGAGTTGGTTAGCATTGTTATTTATACCAGAATATACTCCTACTTGGTTTCCTGCTGTATTGAGTACTTGTCTAGCTGTAACTGCCAAATCCATTCCAACATAGAGTTTATAGAATCCTCTTGGTCCTTGAACTTTATATCCATTTTCGTTTCTTACTCCTGTTTTCAAGATATCAATTGCAACTTGAAGGTTAGTAGCTGAGAAAGCAATGTTTGTAGGCGCTACATTAGCAAATGTAAGCGTTCCATTTCTAACTGGATGAGTCAAAGAGAAAAGAGGTTTTCCTTTTGGTGTTGGTGATCCTGGACCGTTAAAAGCAGATACTGGATTTAGACCTTCAACCCAAAGCATAGTCATTTCTTGAGTGATATTCATCATAGCACCTTCCAAAAGATATCTTGCGTCATCGTAGATCTTAAGCCATTCTTTTTTAACTGAAGGATCAGCTGTTGTAAGAGTAGAAGATGTTTCCAATCGTTTTCTCATAAGATATGAAGTAGTGATTTTGTTTCCATATTCTACAATCGCATATCCCTTATCAGGAAGTTTAGTTCTTTCCTTTTCAGGTTTAAGACCGTTTTCAACGATTTTAGAGAGTTCAGTAGGTCCATCAACACCAGTAAATACTTCATCAAGAGAAGAAGCTCTAGTATCAGTAAAGTCCATTTTAGTCTTCAGTACATTGTAGTCTAATCCAAGATCAGCTTCATTTACGATGTCTGTAATAAGACCATTCAAAAGTATATTACCTCCAGAGGAGACGTTAATACCGTTATTAAAAAACACTTGTCATGCCATGTTATTTTTTTGTAGTTAAGTAAAAAGATTTAATTAAGTTCCTTGTTTTGTAAGTTTGAATACTCCAAATGTTCCACCAGGTAGAATCTCTACAAGCTGTACTTGTCCAGTAGTAGCTGAAGCTGTAGCAAAATCAACAAGCTGTCCAGCAGTAAGCTGAAAGAATTCGTTGATGTTTGTTTGAACCAAAACACCTCCACTAACTTGGATTTTCCAAGTGTCAGTGTCTCTATTAGCTCTATAAATCACTACTTCATTTTCTACTGTTTCGTTAGTAGCTGAGAATGTATTAAGAGTGTAAGATACACCGTCAATTCTTTCTCCGACTCCTGCTAGAGCTACAAATCAACTTGTGTTGATTCTAATTGCGTCACCAGACTCAATTACAGCAGAGTTAGCTGCTATACATTGTTCTGTTCCTTTATCATAGGACGAGATCCTCTGTTCATCAAATGTTCCTGCCATTGTATTTTTTTTCAATAAATAAAAAAGAATGCTACATAGCATCCTTAGTAAAGGTAAAGTGCTTTTTTTATCCCGATCAAAGGATTAGTTTACTCAGTTCTTATATCAATGATTAGACATAAACTTTCTCATGTCATCTAGCATTGATTCTTCTTTTCCTTTCTTCTGACTAGGTGAACTAGCAGACGATCATCAAGAAGCCATCACCTGAGCTATTTTTCTTTCTGAGTCTGATGGAGTCATTCAAAATGTTTCAATATGAGCGAGCTTTATATATCTCTTCACATTGTCTTGAGATATTGTCTTACCTTCGGTCAACTCTTCATAATTTGATTTGAATTTCTTCAATTCTTCTCATTTTAATCAAAGCTTCTCGATAACTTTAGACAATTTCTTTTTAACAGATTCGTCGTTTAGTTCTCTTCTGATCTCTTCTTTAGCTTCCTGTTTGATTTTATTAGGATCAATCTTTGGAGTTTTTCTTTCTCCAGTAATCTGCTCTTCAAAATCATCGATAGAAATACCATTATAGTATCTATCTAGGATCATCTGAGCAACTTCAGGTTCTTTTTCTGAAATTTTAATGAGATGCGACTGATCTTGCGCTACATTTCATACTTCATCCAAGACTCTTTCTAAGAGATGTTCTTTTCTTTCTCTCTCTTTTGAGACTTTGAGGACTTTTTGCATCCCTCTTTCAATGTTACTTTGAAGTTCTTTGTATGCTTTTTTTGTAACATACTCTTCGCCATCTCATTGGTCTCACTGATCTGATTCTTTTTCCTCCTGTTCCTCTTCTCAGAGGTCTTTGAGTTCTTCGTCGTCCATTTTTGTAGGCTTAGACATATAAAATGAATAAGTTTAGCATTGCCTCTTATTCTTATCTCTTACTTATTACTCTTTTTTTTATCTTTTTCAAGTGTTTTAACATTTATTTAACATTTATTCAATATTTATTTAACATTCTTTATTTCTCATGAAATAGCATCATAGAAAGTTTTCTGTTGTCAAATATCAGAAAGCTTTTTAATTATCTCTTCATAAGCCGAGAATTGTCAACCAGAATAAATCATTTTCTTTTCATCATTACAGTGTTTAAGAGTCTCTTGCATTAAGCAGAATCTGAAGTATTCAAGATACTCTTTATAGATTGCTAAAGATTCTTTACTCAAAGATGACATATTCTTAAATAGTTTCTCAGCTCTTTCAGTATTAAAGTACTGAAGAGGATCACGCTCAGGTTGGGATAACTCATTTTGTTTGAGACATATCTGGCATTTGTGGTGTTCCTGGTATTGAAGTCATAGCAGACTGAGAACCTTTTTCCAAAACTTTCTGAGGTGATTCATTTATAACATCGTTAGCGTCTAAAGATTTAAGTCAAATAGTTCCCTTAATGGCTTCGATCATTTCTATGTTTTTCTGTTTGATCTCATCTTTCTTAGTTGAAGCGCTTAGTTGATCTCCATATCAATATACCGTTTTCAATAGGTCCATAATATCTTGATCATTGATTCACTGTAATATTTCAGGTTTCAACTGAGCTATTTGTCCAAGATTACCTATAAACTGAGTGAATGTATTCTTCTCTAGTGTCTTAAGAGCATTCTTAGTAGAATTCATAGTAATTCTAACTCTCAATCAATCCTTGATGGTGTCTGGCTTTAGTTCAAAGTAACCATACTTTCACATATCTGTTTCATAAACAGTCTTCCCTCCCTCTTTCTTAACTACTGTATTAGGGATCTGGATTACTGGATATTCTCTTTTCTTTAGCTCTCCATCTACCTCAGTTTCTTTTAGTAATAGTTTAGGTGCGAACTGAGCTATGTTCTCGAGAGCCATAGTCAATGCTCTATCATAACAAAGATCTTTAGCAGAGTCAATAGCTTTCTGTCTTGTCTCTTTGTTTTCTTCCATGATTTCTACTTCTCATAGCGTTCCAGCTGGTGACGAGTAAGGGGCTTTTACATTATCTCATGTATCTTGGATAACAAAGTCATCGATAAGACTGAGAATAGATACTATACTAGAGATGTTTCAATCTAATTGATACTGAGCTACATTCTGTAAAGAATCTGTAAATCTCCAAACATTTATCTCTCATGCTGAAGTGTAAAGCTGTCAATCTACTTCTCCATTATTTCCGATTCAAATATTGAGTCAACTACTCATTTGAACCTTATCCAAAGCATTCTGAAGCATCTGAGATTTATAAGCTTTGATATATCTTACTTTCTCTGGAATGCCCCTTCCATAAAAACTTGTCATTCTAGGGTAATGTTGAGCAGCTGCAAATGGAAGTTCTCCATGACGATATAGATATTTACCTGCAAATATTAGTATGTTATAATTTGCTATAATCCAATAGTCTTTTGTCTGTTTGTTGAAATAATAATGGATAATGATTCTTTCTGGAGAGAGTTGTTGTTTGTTGTACTGAGGGTCTATGTCAGCTACATAATCTACTAGATCTAGATTGAAAAAGAATTTGTTATCTCCCCATCTCTGTTCCATTTCTTCTTTAGAAATATTTTCTTGCATGATTGCATCTCTTGCATCTTCTATTCTAGCTGAGTATACAGCTCTATCATCTATCCAGAAATGTCTGAGCGGTACATGCTTTGGAGTGAATATTCGTTTCTCATTTACGAACTCGTTGTAGTTTTTGTTGTCAAAAAATACATTCTCGTCGTTTTCAGTATCTTTTTTAAGTTCATATTTCTTTGTTTTATATTGTGTAATACCACAATAGTATATTCCTGTTCCATAAGTTCATTTCTCAAGAGTAAACTGTCTTCTCTCTGCATAGAAGTTTCAATCCTCCAAGAAGAAATCTAAAGCATACTTTGCTGGCTGTAGTTCATCGCTGTCTATTTTTTTACCGTCTGGTTCAACAGCGAAAACTAATTGCCCTAATTCTTTTCATACAGATATTTCTAGTAGGTTCTGCTCGAGTGGTACATTGACCATAAGCTTTCCTCTGTTATCATAAAAAGTAGAAGCCTCTACTTGTTGATCAGCTATATCTCGTGAAGCCTCAAAGTTCTGTCTTGCTGACTTCATATAACCCCATCTCAATTTATATTGAGCCATTATATCCTGTTGTCTTTCTTGATTCTTTTTGCTCATCCTTTACACAAAAAATAAATCTTTTGCTAGGTAAAGGCTAGGCATTAGTATAGTATATAATCCATTTTACTTTATTTTCAATACAATTATTTTATTTGTTCAAGCTTCCCTGTAATATTGTTGAAATAATATCTAGGTTGTGCATCTTTCTTAGGGCTCAGAGACTTTCCTCTTTCGCTAAAGACTTGTTTTGCTTGTGCCAGCGTGTCAATAATATCGTCTTTCTTTGTGGCTGGGAAGAGAGTTAATTGTTCTTCTAGTCTCTTAAAAGAAGAGAAATCACCATGTCATCTAATGAAAAAACATTTATGTAGACTAATCATAGGCTCGAGCTGAAACTTAATACGATCTTTCTTTTTCCCTTTTGGGTTGAATTCGTACAAAGAATAGTATTGGTTCCTATTACTCATCTCTTGTTTCAATGTCTCTTTGAATTTCATCTGATCTTTATTGATAGAAACATTTTCTACCGAAAAGAACTCTATATCAAATCACATCATCTTCCATCTGTCAGCTAGATTGAAAGCAGAGTCAATAGTCTTTGACGGTGCTGAAGTATCAGCGTAAATATCAAATACATACAATTCGTTTCTAGTTAGATGCCATCAACACACCATTACTACTGCATCATCACTCGATTGATTTGTTGAGAAGGCTGGATCTATAAATATTCACAGCTTTATGTCTTTTTTATTGATTCAATCTACTCTCTCAAAATCTGAAAGTAGAAAGTATCTGAAATCAGATGGTTTGAATATCGAACCAGTCGATAATATAGGATCCTGCATATAAAGCGCTGCAAAATCTCTTACTCCAATACTATCTTTCTGTTGTAATAAATCGTTGACTGAAAATCTACTAGGTCGAAAAGACTCTCAATCTTTTATTGCTGGTATTGATATAACATCCCATTGTTGTCATCACTCTTCAGCTTGTTGTAATAATCTACCTGCTAGGTCATCGATATGCCAACGAGTAAGAATTAGAATTATAGCAGCCTTATCATCCATTTTTCTAGTAAGGAAAGTAGAAGTATACCAATCCCAAACCTTCTGTCTATAAACCATACTTTCTGCTTCCTCTCTATTCTTAATCGGATCATCGATAATCCCAATATCAAATCAGTATCATGTAAGTGGTCATCCTACTCATACCGCATGATAATATCATCCTTGCTGTGTTTCCCAATGAGAAACATTAGTGGTTGTTTGGTTAAGAGTGAAAAGCGATGAATAAATCCCACCAGTTATAATGCTTTGAGTCTCTCTACTGAAATAATTAGGGAGGTCTTGTCAGTATCATGCAACTACTAATTTCTTTGTTGGATTTCTACCTAAATATCGAGAAGTAAACAACTGAGTTGATAGACGACTCTTTCATGCTCTAGGTGGCATGAAGATCATGAGTCTTTTAATCTCACCTCTTTCTACAGCCTCTAGTTTTTCTGCAATCTGGTAATGAAACGGTTGTGGATTATATTGACTGTCGCAAAAAGCAGAAAAAGAGATCAGACGATCCCTTGCTCATTGTTTCAATACTTCTAGTTGTTGTTCATTCATCTTATTTTAAGATATTTAATTATGTCTCCATATTCCCATGATCTCAATCAGTTTTTGATCAAACCATCCCTTATAGTGTCATGATCTTCTCAAAATATCTCCATTAGCAATCACTTGAGAGCAATTTTCTTATATCATACTCGTTGCATATTCAGCTTATCTTCTATACTAAATGTGTCCATATACTAATCGGTTATACATATAAAATCTCTTTTGTAAGTTTTGATTGCATACCAAATATTCTTTATAAAGTCACGCATGTATAAAGAAGGTTCATAGTAATCTTCTGTAATCTGAAAACTATATCCTGTGTAGGAGAAATTAAATCATAGCGCTTTTAACTTAAAAACTTCAATATAATACCTAATGGAATGTTTAGAAAACCATTCACCATCTAAAAAGTAAATACTATGTAGTTTATTGCATCTTCAAAAATTAGTTGTGTGCACTCTCTTTAAGATATAATCGGTTCTTAATTTTTCATACATTTGTCAAGTTTTAGTATATAAACTATAAACTCTAATTTCCCATCAAGCGTTTTCCCCGAGATTTTGTTCGTCTTACTTTTCTTGATTATATTGACAATACTACTAAATACTTTGTGATCATAGTATCTGTTGAGCTATAATTTTTTTCTGTTCTTCTGATAACTCTATGTTTGCTGTAGTTATAGATCAACTATGTCTAGTATCTACCTCTTTCTTGTCTACCATGTCAGTCATATTGATAGCTACAAACTTTCAATATACTCAATTATAGTATCAAAGTAGACACATACTATTGAGGAAATTCTTCAAGAGCTCCTTACTTTCACTATATGCAACGGAAAACTCTGGGTGTACATTGCACCATTCAGTGAAGGTATCTCTATTTATACCTATTTCTTTACAAAATCCAAGAGCTGAAGGGAAACGCAATCCTTTCTCAGGCTCTGGCGAAAAATACTCTAATAACTGATCACAGTACTTAGGGTCATATTTGCTTGGTCTCCCTGTTTTCTTGGTGTAATTATATTTCTTTTTCTCTTGATCTTTTAGTACTTCCATAATATGAATTTATAAAATAATAGTAGGTTCTCAGTGTTTCATGATGACTGGTTTATGAGATAGGTCTATAGTGTTCATGATCTTAGTGAGTGTTTTTGATATTTTTTCTGATTCTTGACAGATATCAAATACATCTTTGAGGAACTTCTCTTCTACTGGATTGTTTGATAGATAAGTATCGCAGTCTTCCTTAGACATAAACTGGAACTTAGCTATGAATTTGTAGAAGTCTCATAGGAAGGTGTACATACCTTGTACTGATTGGAGTTTTTCTTTCATTATTTTTTGATAAATATTAAATACTACTAACAACGCTTATTTCCTTTAATGGTTTTTGTGGAGATTATCTTAAAAATGTACCTATCTTCTGTATCAACATTGAAATCCGGTTTCTTGGAGCGGTGATTTAAATAATCCACTAATTTACAGGTAAACACATTATCATATGGATCCAATACATTTTCTTTAGATTCTTTTTGTTTTAGGAACTCGAAACACTCTTCATCTGAATCAAATATTCAAACAACATTATCTACATCTGGGTAGTAATTATCATAAGCTATGAGCATAATCTTTTCATCTATATTTGTCATTGATCTTTCCTATGTTTAAATAAATCAATATATTTCTCAATTTACTGGAGCTTTCTTTTCTATTGACCAAAACCTATTCGGAAGGCTAGCAATATTCTGAAACAATAACGACTCGAAAAGTTTTTTTGCTGATTCGTTTTCGATACTCACAAGCGCTTCGAAATACTCAATACCCATATATTTAGATTGCTCAGAGATAACGTAATCTATCAGCATTTTAGCTCATCATTTATTACGATGAAGCGGACTAACATATATCTCTGAGATTTCTGACTTCTTGGTAAGCATTTTTATTTCAGAACAAATCCATCCTAGCATCTCATCATTATCATCAGACAATATATAGATTGGAGAATAGTATTCTGATTTATAGTCATCAGAACAAAAAGAGAATTGATTAAAGAATATCTTGTCTCATGGATATTGATTGAACATGGCTTTCATTTTTTCATTATCAGCTTCGACAAAGTTTCTTATTCTCATAATTTTCTAAGTAAAATAAATTTTGTTCGCCCATTGATCTTTACTATCGAAGTCAGTCAATATACATCGTACATATCTTCATTTATCATCCTTAAGGTCTCTAAATGAGATGTCAAAATTTTTGAATCATTTAAATCTCTTTTGAGACAATTCTACTAATTGAGATATGGCTTCAGAATGTGTCATGATACAATAAATAATATAAATTATTTCTTTGGAGTTTTCTGAGAAACTTGTTTCTTCAACTCCTCAGCCTTCAACGCTTCCTGATCGGCTTTGATCTTTTCCTGCTCCATCTTTTCTTCTTGCATCTTCCTTTCCATCAAAGAGTTGTATGGCTTGATGATTTTTACTATCAATCAGTTAGCCTCTAATCGTTGTTGTTTCATTAGGATTCCTAGCAAGTTATCTACTTCTCATAGTGTTAGTTCTATGAATATTTTTTCGTTGAAGTTCTTAATAAGGCATTTCTGATTATCTGGCATTTTTGTTTGATCTTCCATCTATGTTTTGGTGAAAATTTAAATCTATCCAATAGCTCATTTCCCGATCAATCTTTCGAGCCTTCTTATCCTACTCAGGATTCCGAACATATTTCACTAATAGAAAATAAATTAGTAAGCACTCTTAGATGGTCTAGTAGCTGGTCATCCTTGCTGTGATCTTGGTGTCTCTGTGGTCAGCTTTTGAGCTTCGTCGATTTTCTCGAAATGTTTCGAGCAACCTTCATCAACTATCTCTAGAGAGTGAAGATCAAAATTATAAGCATCAACAAGTTTCTGTTCTCCGTCTTTATCTTGGACTTGTGGAGTAAGAGTTGCTCTATCGCATCCAGTAAGATGTTTGGTGATTGCTGTCACAATTCCAGTAAATCCAGTGATAATATCTCTAGCTTTTACTCATAGTTTTATTTTATGCATTTATTTATTAAAAATGTAAAATATTATTACAATCTTTATACTGATTTATATAGTTTTTTCCAGTGTATTTACACATTTTCCAGAGAAAAAACCTTTGAAAATCTTATCGGTAAATTCATAAAAGTCTTTTTCGTCGGGGTCTCGGAGAACGATCGATCCATACTTCATCGTAATATTTTATTCAACGGTAGAAATTGTATCGTTTATCACCATCTCATATATCTACATAAGGATATTCAGACCTAGTTCTCAATAATGTTCTATGAATGTGTTTCTTCCGTATATAGAATTTTTCAATACTATCTTCGCAATAATTGCCTCGCTCGTCTTCGAGAGGATTCTTTATCAATATTATTCTATCACCTACCTTCACCTCTTCCCAAGAGAAAGGTATTAGTCATTTTTTATCCATCTTCTGATTTGTTATTGATAAAATCTATGATCTCGTTTATCTTAATCTGTTCTGGAGAAAGAACTTTTTTTATTCATAGAATCCCTCATTCAGATCGTGCTTGAACAGTAAATGTTCACTCATCATCAGCAAATTTCTTTAAAATTTTATTCTGGCTACTGATTTCTAGATCTTTCTGGGCGATCAGATATATCTTCTTCTTCGTATTTCACCATTGCTTGAAAAAGCCGTCACTTATCTTGTGACACTCATCATAGGGGCTGTCGTCATTCTGATATTGCCTCAACAACAAATTTACTTAACAAAACAGATCTAGTTACTTCTAATATTTTATAATCCACTATCTTCATCGGTCTATTGGTAATCGGAAATAAAAACTGAAATAATATTTAGCTGGTATTCATTCCATGACTAATCCATCAAATATGTAGAAATAAAACCTATACCATCATAAATCTTTTATTTCTGATAAAGCATATTTTCTAGCACTACAGAATCATATTTTGAAACGGTATTTAAACATCGGTCTATTGGTAAAAATTAAAATCAATAATAATCTTTCAAAAGTTATTTTCTGGTTATTGTGTAGTCCTCTAGAATATCTTTCAATTGCATAGAAATAATAGGGATCATGTCTTCAGTTACAGGTCATGGTCTGCGTAGTCTATCTTCTAATTTCTCTATAATAGACTGAATAATAATAAAGGGTTTATCTTTATCATAGTATTCCTTCCCTCGTCGTTCTCGTCGTTGGTCTAGGGTGATGAGTAGATCAACAGAACTACCTTTATGATTTGCAACATCTCCCCGACATCGAAACGGTCACACTATTACTCAAGTATTTCCATTAAAATAATGGTTAGCGTACGCCTCCTTAAATTTCTCAAGCAGTGGATGCTCTTGTCTTATGTCTATACATCGGGAGGTTGGTTTAGTCATTCTAATAATTGGTAAGTAAAGCTAGATACTAGATGCGAAGGTGTTTTATCAGAAGAATCGTTATTCATAAGTTCCGACGGCACTCTCGGATAAAACTTTATTGGCTGATTTTTAAATCGTTCTTTATAAAACTCATGTCTAATTTTTTCTTCAATCGTCATTGTTTTTATCGTATCATTTAAATTTATATTTTGTATATAGTTGTGCCAAGTCAACACGCAACTGATGAGATAGTCAATTCCTTTTTATTTTCCAAAATTCAAGAAATATATACATTTCGTTATGTAATTTTCTTGATATAAAGTAAAAACTATAAACTAAACTACTTGTTATTATAATAGAAGCTAAACATAGAAATAATACCACACAAACAACATATCAAACATAATAATAAAACATCGCTATTTATTTTAAAAAATATAAATCTTATTCATCTATAGGAACCAACGGAGCTATACAGTCGTAGGGTACTCTAAATAATCACTCACTTGGAATCCTTATTTGACAGAAATAATCGCCTAAAAGGTGTACTTCGCATTTCTTCCCTATGAAATCTTTATAGCGATATTCATCTTTTGTTTTGCCATACATTTCTTTTACTTCTTCCGCTTTTTTTAAAAGTGTCACTTCGTCACCCTGTTTAGGTCTCCAGAGCGGTCTCTCGTATATTCAGATGTAGCGTTCTCAGTCTTCTTGATTATCACCAAGCCATTGTTGTGTTGTATAGTTTTGTCAGAGAGTTAGATAACATTTCTCTATTGTTTCTTGATAATATGAACATCTGATGTCTCAAAATTCACACATCGATGATCGCAATCTAACCCACCCACTTCTATTCTGAGTAATAGCAATCTGTCCCGCCTCTACTACTGTGCGGATTTTTTCGTACAATGTTTGTTTAGTCATAGTAATTTAGAAAACAGATAAAAAAACCAAAACAAAGATGAAATGAAATAGAATACTCGTGAATAAAAAGAGATACTTCTGGAGGGATTCCATAAAATAAAAATAGATATTACAATTCAAAAGACTGATACAGCAATAGTCAGTGATAAAAGTATTTTGTCTGTCTCTTCAAAAAACCATTCTTCTTTTTCGTTTATTTGTTTAGCCATTTTTTACATTTACCAGAATAAAAACTTTTTAATCTAACTCTATAGGTCAATCAAATTCAAATTTAACATTTCGTCAATCAGATCAAGTTTCAAATATCGATCACATTTTAGATAATTCAACAGCTATTTCTTCCAGCTTTTTTTGAATTTCTAGGATTCTTGCATTATCTGGTTTCATAATTTTCTAATAAGAATTTAAATTTTCAATCTACAATAGTAGATATGATGGAGAGAGAATAACAAGTATCTAAACTTATAACCCATTCATAGGAGAACTTAGGGAACTATTGAACATTAAGTTATCAGGTGTATTCTGGTGTATACTAGGCCCAGACGATCACTGCGTAGCTATTCTCCTTCGACAATATGCTTTGTATTCCACCATACTCTCCCACTATCATATCCACTAGGGGATATGAGGCTACTAATCTTTCCAAGTTAAAGCTTTCACTGCTCGCATCTGAGCAGTCTGAGCTTCTGTGATTGCAACACTAGCAAGCCTACCTTGTTCTGATTGACCTACTACTTTTCTTAAATCATTAAGAGCATCAATGATCTGAGAATACAAAACTTTCATAAGAGTTACTTTATCATCTCCCGAAGGATTGAAAGTTATTCATACTGCTTTTTGTCCAAAAGATAATTCTTGCATTGGTTGCATTGGTTGTGGCATCTGATCTGGTGTCATTCTATCTAAATAATAGTATAAAATATGTCGACAGTATCGCTACCATTTATAGCCTGTAGGGGCTTGAAGCTACATAATAGCCAGCTTAATTACTTTTCCTTTTTTAAAGTTTTTTTTCTGGTGAATGTCTAATCCTTAATCCTAAGGTCTTCTACTTTCACTCCGAACTTATCAGCAATTTCTTGAAGGGTTAGTTCTTTTTTTACAGGGAGTGGTTTAATACATTCTCGAGGTGTGGTTGTGAACATGTTTCAAGCATTGAAGTCTTTTTCGTCATCATTAGAAACACATACATAAGGCATATTAGCTCACTTAATAGTAGTAAGGTATATTCTTTCATGTCGATGTGTAGCATTAGGATTACTACTTACCAACACCCTATCACCTCTCTTGAAACTTGTTTCTTCCATTTCTAGTAGTTCTTTAAAGGTTAAAACTTTATATCAATCGACTTGGTATTTTCCAATTGTAGCGTGTGTAAAGTTATCTCAGAACTCTACACAAACTCCTTCATAAAAAAAGATAAATCATTTTGGATGGTGTCCGTTTCTTCGTTTCCACCCTTTCTTTTCGTATATCTCCAGAAGCTGGTCGTACTCTTCTTGGGTCTGACAATGTATTGCTATTTTTTCCATCCTTATTTCTTCAAATCAACTAAATTCAAACCGCTGTTCTGGACTTGTAGCTCGTTCTTTCTTTTCTGGATTCTTTTTAGCTCCTCCATATTGTCACGGTAGAGCTTCTCTTCCTGAGCTTCTAGCTGTAGGTATTCCCTGATAGGGGCGAGCTGTTTACTGATTGTGTACCATTGGACAACTAATATTCAGAAAAATACAAAGATAGATCAGAATAGTAGGATTCAGTATAGTGCTATTTTTCTATGAGTCATCTTTTTTGTTTTGTAATAATGTAAAGTTTTTTTTCTGGTTAATGTTGTGTTTTCTGGCGTAATGGAATGGAGCCAGCTGTTGGATAGATTAGCTACCTTGCACAAGATGAAAACCGCAAGAACGAAGTATGTAGCGGAGCTACCTTGCTGTTATCATTATCTTGTGCTAGTGTAGCAATACCGCTTTTTATGTATAATTATATCATTATGAACACATTAACAAAATATGCACATCCCGATTGAACGATATTTTTCTTTAATGTTTATGAATTAAACAACTGATACACCTGGGACATACTCGATATAAACGAAAATATCGTGACGTCCGCAGACAAGATATTTACTAATAGGGAAATATGCTCTGAGAATGCGAACAATTGGTTTAAGAAGCTTCCACCTCAGCAGGCAATACATCAAGAATATTAAACTTTCAGCCACTTCTAATCCATATATGTTTTAATCTCTCAGATACAATATTACTTTCTTCATTTGTAGAAAATCTTATACTCAAACAATCTTCTTTAATCGAGATAGACTGGATTTCTACTTCATATCCTTTTTTTGTTTCTTTCATGATATCTTTTTTCATTGATGTTTTACATAAATTATAAAAATTTTTCGTAGCGAAGCGGAGGGAAACTATCAATACTGCTACCTTGCACAAGTAAAATTTATGCTAGTGTTTGCTTTTTTCTTGCAAACCTTGCATAAAATTGTTGTGCAAGGTAGGTACTACTTACACCTTAGGCTACTCTTCCATAGCCTAACATAACTCATAGAAACATAATCGATAGCAACAAAGAAAGTGTCTTGGTAGTATCCAGAATTAAACTTTATTCCGTATGCTCAAGCATATCTGTTGCTATAAACAGTTTCTGTGATTTCTGTATCTTTTCGATTGAGACCTTTATGAGCCATATCTATTGTTTTTTCTAGCCTTATAATGTTTTTTTCTGGTCGATACGACGGTTGGTAGTCTAGCCCTGTTGTAGTTCAACACAGTGTTCAGAGAGCCCAAATTATTAGTCAACTCATTTGGTATTTATTATTTAGATAAAACTTTTATTATTTCAAAATCGTGGATTGCTTTTTCTTCATATTTATCTGAAAAAGTTCTTCAATCTACTCACTCAAACAAGTCCGATTCTGGTTTCAGAAACCTGATTTTATAAACAAAATAGTCTTTTTCTTTCTCCATCCCGTCTATAATTTCAGCTTCAAGTTTTTTGAAAACCATTGGTTTTCCTCGGGTTTGATAGTATCAATGCTTAAATATTATCTTTGTTCAGTTTTCTAACATTTTTTTATTCAGAATAAATATTTTTTCACTCAAAATGCTGTAGTACTCGAGCTGTATTTTTCTGCCAGCTTGGACAGTTCAACTCATTATCTCAATGACTATCAGTAATGCAATATCTACTTCTAACAATCCAATCTAGTGGAGTTTTGTTGCTTCGTCGATATTGGTAGTATCTACCAACCCAGAATTCTACTGCTTGTGGTCTGTTTTCAAACTCTACGATTAGTCAACCTCTCATAACGCCTCGGCAATTATATCAATGGTCTAGCTTACAAGCGTTTGATTCTGCTACTCATACAGCTGAAATCCAGTACACACAGTATCTAGCCGAGATATTCTTTTGCTGTTTTTTACAAATATCTATGAATAGTTTACTCTGATACTCAGTGTATCAAAGCTCAATAACTGCTTTCTGGAGCTTGTATGTTTTCTCTGTTCGCTCTGAAGTAGCTCAGCTGGACTGAACCAACTCTCATTCCTTCGACAATCAATAGACAGATCACACAGAGATAAACAAAGAGCCACTTAAGCAAAGTACTATACCAATTATCAATAAGATTCATTTCTGCATTTTGTTTGTGAATATAAACTCAAGATTACTTGAGAGCGATAGCCTCGCCAGTGGATTAGCTAATTGTAGACAAATCTATGAATACTCTCTCGTTTCTTCACAGAGCTATTGGCTTCACGATCTGATAGAGTCATTTTCAAACTTCGATTACTGGTCTTGGATAGCATCCAGCGGTTTTTAAGAGAAAAATCCTTTCTCCTTTACCATTCATACATTTAAACTCTAACTCGATTTTTTCTTTTTTAGGCATTTTGTTGATTAAGGTAGTAAAACTTGAACATCTATATTTTAACCGAAACTATCGAAAAAAGCAAATTTTTGATGACTTTTTTATGTTTGGCTTATCTAACCACTTTCTCTTCTCGTATTCTTATCCCTTCAATATTCTTATGCCCCAATTTAATCAAAGCGTTGATCTTTTTTGAGTCACTAGAGCAGGCTTGACGAGGAACTTTATCTTCGTCTATAACCTCCCACTTGGTGACGGTCATCATTCCTTTCACTTTGTTAGATTGAGCCTCTTGTCTAGCTTTTAGCTCTGCTTCTGCTTCCATAGATAAGGCTTCTTCTTCAATCAGTTCTTCATCTTGTCATCCAGAGATTTCACCGATTCTTCTCATCATACCAGCGGTCACTAGTGGATTATCTCTGTCAGTCTTATCTAGTCAGAGAAAGTAATCTTCAAGGTCTTTCTGGTCTGAATAGTCTTGGAAAGAAGCTATGATTGTTTCTATTCTAGCTTCTTCCAGCTGTCTAGCTTTTTCTAGCTCAGCACTGTAAGCTACTATTTTACTTTTTACAGATTCTTTAGCTTCCAACACTGGAGACGATGCTTGCTTTGCTCTGGTGTTTATATCCTTGACCATATTATTAAGTGGTCTTACCATACTATCTCTAGTATCTTCGATGTCTTTGATGATGTCATTACACGACCTGAGTAGTTTGTCAGCTTGGAGAGAGGTTTCTTTATCCTTTATCTGGATTTCAGAAACCAAAGCTTTCATCTCTTGTCATTTAATCTCGTACTGAGATAACTCTCTAATAGTATCTTTCATCTTTGAAGTTGTAATAAAATTATTTTTTTATAATTGCAGTGTGTTCAACTCAATCTATTATAATAGTTATTTCTTTCCCAATAATATCAGACTTATGAGTTCATAGTTTTTGGTCAAAATCCTCTTTTGATATTCCACTAATTTCTTCAAATATCTCATAATCAAAGTTTGGAAGATCGAGAGTTTTCTTTATATCCTCTAAATCTTTACTATCATCAAACGATTTTCTCCAATGAGTTTTCATATTTTTATCTACCTCTCAAACTTTTATGTATCCCCCAGTTGTTTTATAAGTTTCGTTTTCCTTCTTTTCTTCTTCCGTCATTTCTAATTCTGGTATCCAAATACAAGGATTGTCAGTTCAATTAGAAGAAATAAAATCAAAGAAAAACCAATTTGGGAAAACAATACTACAATCTCAATATTCATCAAAAAGATTTTGTACTATCTTATTGAAAAAATATCAATCCTTAGGACAAATGGTGTTGAGGTATCCGGTGTTGCGGTTTCCGGTGTTTCGGTTTCCGGTGTTGCGGTTTCCGGTGTTGCGGTTTCCGGTGTTTCGGTTTCCGGTGTTTCGGTCTCCGGTGTTTCGGTCTCCGGTGTTGCGGTTTCCGGTGTTGCGGTCTCCGGTGTTTCGGTCTCCGGTGTTGCGGTTTCCGGTGTTGCGGTTTCCGGTGTTTCGGTCTCCGGTGTTTCGGTCTCCGGTG